TTGTCCCAAGTGACCACGGAGCGCCATGTCCAGCCCGCCACCTGCAAGGCGTCGCTGGTGGTCGGCAGTTGCCGCCAGTCGGAACACACCATCAGCCAGCCGCCCTCGCGCGTCAGGCGCAGCGCCTCCGCCATCCATAAGACCGACCACATGAAATGGGAACGTTGATCGCGGGTATCAAAATCAAAGGAAGGATGTTTATTCCGGGAAATGTACTTGCGTACTGGGGAAGCCTTGCGCTCCGCCGTCGTCAGTCCTCCGGACGCATAGGGCGGATCGGTCATGATGGCGTCGTAGGAACCGCCCGGAAGCTGGCGCATGATAGCGAGAGAATCCCCGCAAACAATAGGGTCATGGGTGAACATGGACATACCCTAAGCTATCAGGCGTCCGCACACGGAGGGCACGGCCTGAAAAGCCCCACCGTCAAAAATGTTAGAGAGTTGAAGCGTCCTCCATCCGCGAGCCTTTTAGATAGGCGTCCCGCCGGACTTGCGTCCAGAAATTAGGGTCTTTCCTGGTGCGCTCCATCAGATCCAGCACCTCCGTATAATAATACATGGACACATTGGGAGACGGCCGCATCTCCTGGATGAATCCGGCCCTGGCCAGCCGCTTGAGGATTTTCCGACCGACCCCTGTTGCTTCCGCTACGTCGTAGCTGGTGCCAAGCTGCACGGGCTGCCCCAGCCGCAAGGCCCAGGTGCGGTCGTCTATCTTGATGCGCTTGACCGGGACAAACCACTTGCCGGAATCAGGATAGGACAGAGGAAGAGGAATTTGCGTTGCTTTCTTGGTCATGGCTAATAAATACGGTCAAGGATGTTGGGGGCTACAGGCTCGAAATAGAACCCGGTTTGATAAAGGTCTTCACCCGATTCCAGGTCGGTGAATCCCAAGGGATGGACCGCGTCAATCTCGCTACTGATCCACCATTTCTTCCGCTCTTGCTCCGGCAAGGAAAGATAATCGGCAAACGTCATGTCGGGGGCGATCGTCTCCATGAATGCAACCTCGGCATCATCCGGGAACGTGTCCGGAAGCTCCTGGGCATTGAACAAGGCCGTGATCCGGTCGAGTTGTGACTTGGTCAAAATCATGATAGCTGCTTTTTGATGAATTGATAAAATTCCGGGTCTTGCCGTTGAAATGTGACGGGAGATTCCAACATGCGCTGAATGCCCATGGAAAGAATTTCACTGCCCCGCACGGATGAAATGAATTGCTCCCGCCCCATGCTGGCATCATATCCTGAACAGTAAAGTTTGCCCGTATAGACATGCCCGCCTTTTGCTGCCCATTTGTCCTCCAGGGTTAATTCCTGGGGGCGGTATTTGCTGGAAGGAAACAGGGATTTTAGCCTCCGGGGCTGCTCTCCCTGGGCGCGGTCGTAGAGGAAAGCTGCAGACTGGCGGAGAATGTCCGGGTGGGCGTGCTCCATGGCGTGCGCCAGCTCGTGCGCCACGGTGGACGGCGTGCTTGTCGAGGAAACTTTGATATTGCCAAGATACTGGAACGCGCGGGCAGAGGAATCTTGCAGAACATGAACGCCCAGGGACGGCGGCAGCTTGTCCGCCGCAACAATGGCACGGACAAGGTTCAGCCCCTGCTGCACGTTGGGAGATAATTTTTTCGGCCTGGCGGGCGTGATATTGTAACGGGCATCTATTTTGACCATGGACACGGCAACCGCGCCGCGCTTGTCCCTAGGAATAACCATCCCATCCAGTCCCAGGAAGCGCATGCTGTCCCGATAGGTCCTGGTCCAAGATTGCGCTTCCTGGCGCTGTATTTCTTTTATGGTAGCTTTATAGAGCATGCCCCCCGGCATCCATGATTCCGACGCCGCCTTGAAGGCGTCATAAGCGGCCATCCAGGCGATCCGGTTTTCCGGCGTTTTGGCCTGCTGGAAGGCCGCTGCTGCACCTTTGAGGCGGCCCATCAGGGGAACAAGCGTGGCATCCCTGCGCTGGGCAAAGTCATCCCACAACCGTTGGGCGATCTGGCCACGGTCGGCAGCCTGCCGCTGCTGGCGGTCGGCAATCTTGTCGCCTATGCGCTGGCGCTGCTGGCGGATTTGTTCAGGGGTCTTGGCCGGGCGTGCTGCCGGGACGGCGTCAAGCCGGGGTGCCGGGGACGGTTCCGGCTTATTATAAATAGCCTTGTCTCCGTGAATCGTGACCATGTCGCCAAGCTGGCGCTTGATCCAGGAGCGGACGTCCGGCCCTAGGCCCGCCACGGACTGCTGCAGGCGATCGTTGAATTCCCTGACGATGGGCTTGACCCTGTCGGAGGGCTTGATGGATCCGGCTGCCTCCGCTTCCGCACGATCCACGTCTTCCGTACCGCATCCGCTGTTGAACCCCCACGGCCCCCACGGCACCTGGAAATCACGGTTCAGGGAAAGCCAGAAATCCAGGTCATCCTTGCGGCGTATCTGCCCCAGGGCGGCATCGTGGTAGGGCCTGGGGGACATGACCGGGCGGACGCGCACGAATTTCCAACATGGCCAGATGTCCAGAATGTCCTCGTCCTGTCCCTCCAAGAATTGGCCGTAAGAGTATGCTTGCTCCACCTGGGTGTCAAAAATGAGTTGAAGGCGGCGGCAGGAGCGGAGGTCGCGCAGATCGTTATCATTGATGTCCGGGGCAATACTGCCATCCGGCAGCACCTTGCCGAATCCCTCATCCATCATCATCCGGCGGAATTTGGCGACGAATTCGGAACGGCCCTGCGAGGAAAAGAACTCCTGCCCCCGCTCATTGACGTCCCGGTCCTGGGAAAGAAAGTCGTCAATATAGTCCTGCATCCGGCGGGCCACCTGCGCGGAGGTAAGGGTGGCGGAGAAAAAGGCTTTGTTGCGGATGGCCGCCGGAACCTCGCGCCACGCCGCCGTGTCCATGGAGGAACCGACCGCCTGCTTGTCGCGCAGGTAGTTGAGGGCATCGGAGAAGGGCATGGGGTCCGGCAGCGTGATCATATCAGTCAGGAAAGAGGTTGATAGGCATGTTGGCGGCGCTTCCGGGACAACATGTCCCGGAGCTTGTCCAGGGATGGGCGTTGCTGGTCCAGGAAGGCAAGGAACCCTACGGCGTCCACGATGCAATACTGTTCGTCAGGATGAAGCCTGACGCCGATCTTGCCGGGATAAGGCGTGGGAGAAAGCACCTGGAACGGAAGATTGCCGTAGGAAGACAGACGCATACTGACGAATTGGGCGGCCGTCTCGGTATCTAGGGAGATATTCGTCATGCAGTCTTGAGAACGGCGGTGATCTGGTTGCGGACGGATTTGACGGCGGCGGCTACATCCTTGCCCGCGTCTATCTCGTCCAGCACGCGGGTGACGGTGTCGAGGCGGTGGTTGGTGTTGGCCAGATTGTAAATCTGGACAGGGTCCGTCAGTGATAAATGGGGATAAAGCCCCCGCTGGATAGCGGTCAGGTCGTCCATGCAGACGGGCGGAATGTGGATGATGGCCACGGAGCGGCGCAGGAGCTGCGGAAATTCGTCCCGGCAGTCCGCGGCCATGCTGGCCAGATGGTTGGGGATGGTGAGCAAGACGAGGCAGCACTTGGTTTCGTTGAGAATCGTTTTCAGGAAGTTGAGGGAATCCCTGGAAAAGTGGTTGGCCTCGTCGATGATGATCAGGCGCGGCGACAGGGCAAGGGCCTGGATGATGGCACGTTCGGCATCCCCTGCACTCCGCCAGTCCCCGCCGATGCCCAGGCCGCGGGCAAGCTCGCGGAGGGTGTGCATATAGGACTTGGCCCAGGACGGGGAGGCGTTGACAATCTGGCCGGAGTATTTGGCGGCAATGTAGCGGGCCGTGTAGGTCTTGCCGCCGCCCGCGGGTGCCACGACCAGCACCAGCCTGTGCTCATCCTGTGCGATCCGTGCGGCGGCGACAGCATCCGCGGCCACCTGGATATGATCCAGCAGCACGATGCCGCCGTCCACAACGGGCGCTTGATCGGCGGCGGAGATGTCCGCATTCAGAGCGGCCTGCACGGCAGCCAGCGCATTGTGGCAGTTGCCGGAGTAGGTGCCTTTCTTGACCTTTCCCCAGGAGGACGGGGAGAGGGTGAATTTGACGCGCCGGCAGAAGTCGGCGTCATTGAGTCCGGTTGCGGCCTGGTTGGAGGCCAGGGCCAGCACGTCAGGGTGTTGTGATAATGTGTATTTGTCCATGATGATTACCAGTTGAGGGTTGTTGATGTAGAGGATTGCGAAGCGCGGCGGCGCATGGCGGCGTAGTCGTCGCGGGTGGGGAGCGACGGGGGGACGGGCTGCACTCTGGCGGAGTCCTGTTCCGCGGCGCGCTTGAGGGGGTCCAGGGCATAGGTGCGGGCACGGCGGACCGCGGCATCCTTGAGGCCGGGCGTCGGCGCGGGGGCGGCGGCGTCATCGCCGGAGGCATGGTCCGCGGTGTTGGTCTGCATGATGGTGGTTTGTCCGTTGAGGGCGCGGAGGGTGGATTCCCTGGCCGTCTTGCCGCTGGAGGTCATGTTGTGGTATTCGGTCCGCATGATCTGGCGGATGTGGCGGGACATGTCGTCCTCTATGCCGCCCATGGCTACGGGGTTGGCGCAATCCGCCATGTCCAGGAATTTCCCTGTCTTAGGGTCGGACACCATGGCGCGCAAGGGCCATTCTCCCAGGGGGTCAAAGTGCAGGGTCAGTTCCCGGCCTTCTTCCGCCACCAGCCACGGCGCGCTGAAGGTGTAGCGCTGGGAAACGCCCAGGGGGCCGGGCACGGTGGCGCGCAGGGCGGCCTTGGTAACTTTTCGGGTGACGACGGCCGGAGCCATGAGCCACTCGGCGTCGGCGGGCATGGTCCGCAGGGGATGGGCCGCGGTGTCCCTGGCCCATACGTCCGCGGGCACCCACTTGCCGTATTCACGGCTTTCCCAGCGGTCGTGGTTGCAGTAGTCGATGGCGCGGGCAATGATATCCGTTGCCTCCGATAACATGGGGAAATATTTGCGGGGGTCTTTCCTGCCCTGGCGGCAGGCAACATACAATTCACTGGTAGCCTTGTCTTCCGCCTGGAACCGTCCGACATGGCCCTTGGCCAGCGCACTGATGACCGTCCAGAGTTTGCCAAAAAACTTTTCGACCAGTTTGCACTGGGGCCTGCCCTGCGCGTCAATGTGGCCAATCCGCAAGTGGTTGAGGACGGCTTGGACGCGGTTACTTTTCCAGACACCGCCTTCCAAAACGTAGGAATCGAAACATCCTACGTCCCGGCTGGTGCGGATCATGGCGGCGGCCACGTCCTCTCCGCGGTAGGATTGTTCAAATCTGATGACATACGACCATGTGGGAATGAACGATGAAGCGTCGTCGTGACAAACAAGCAACTGGAAGCGCCCCAGGCGCACGCCGTATTTGTCCGCGCAGGCATCCCCGCGCCATGGCCAGGGCACCACGACGCCAAAGTTGATTGTTGCATCGTCCCAGCTTGCCCTCTGCCCCGCCCTCAATGGGGAGCCGTCCGGATTGCGCCGGAGCAGGCCGGGCTGGTAGGCGAGTTCCCGCAGCTTTCTTTCCCCGCCGCGATGGAAGCCAACCAGCGGCCGGGCGTTTTTCATCACTTCCCTGGCCACGGCCGGGAGGGTGTGCTTGGAGGAACGGGCCATTTTGTCCCAGGCGATTTCCGGGTGCGCCTGGGTGAACAGGTCCCAGGCAATCGTCATGCTGCCGCTTTTACGGGTGGCGTTGGTGGACAGGTACAGGCTGGCCAGCTCGCGCTTGAGGTCGTCGGTCAGGTCGATCTGGCGTGGACGACCACGGCGGCCGTAGCCGTCAGCGGAAAAAGCGTTGAGAGAATGATCCGGGAGAATAGCCATAGGAGGAATTAACGGATTTTAACGGATACGTTATCCATAAGGAACAAGGCGAGAAAGAAGGCCAGGAACGGGCTGTCGTATAACGCCAGAGTCACGCAGATGGAGGCCACAGCGATGATGTAAAGAATGGCGAGGCAATATCGGTTCATGGGGGATTAGTTGCCCAGGCGCTGGCCTGGCAGTTGTCTGGTGGAGGGGTCCAGGCGGACGCAGGATTCTGCGGCGGATATGATGGCGTCCGCCCCGTCCGTGCTGGCGTTGCTCCATCCGGTGTAGTCCACCAGATTGTTCAAGTTGACATAGGCGCAGAGGATGCTTTGCCGTGCTTTTTCCATGGACTGGGCCAGATTGCCAAAGATGGCTTTCAACGTCCGGATTTTGGCGGTCAGCTTTTCGATTTCTTCCTGCATGGCGTCTTTCTTCTTCTCCTGGTTCGTCTCCAGTCTCTTGATTGACTTTTCAAGTCCAATGCGGTGATGCTCGAACAGGGAGGCCACCAGCCCGTGCTGTTCCACGCTCATGGTCAGATCCAGCCCCAGGGCGTCCTTTTTTGTTACTACCTCCGCATGAACCTGGGCATATGGGATTTGCAGGGCATAGCTGGCCACGACGATGAGCAGTTCCTGCTCGTCGTCATAATCCGTGGCGTAGCGCAGAGTTCGGATGTCGGTCAGGCTGGCCTCGTCAATTCCGTACCGGGCAAGCATCTTGTCCAGCAGGGCGCGGGCATTGACGGCTTCACCGTCTTCCCCGCGCTGGGCGAGGGCCAGAAGTTTTTGCAGTTTGGCGATCAGGGCGTCGTGGTCCATGGCGGCAATGGGTTAGAGGTATTTTTCCAGGTCATCCGGTGCGGCATCCAGCACGCTTTTCCACAGGGCGGCAAAGGCGCGCTTGCTTTCGCCGTCAAAGGCTTCCCAGTTTTCAAATCCGGTCTTGAGACTGGATACCGCCTTGGGAAGAATACCCACGGGCTTCTTGGTTTCCTGGTCGATGCCGATATACAGCGGGTCTTTCCGTCGCTCAATGGCCACATCCTTGGCCTTTTGCCCGCCAACCGCGCGCATGGCCTGGATAAGCGTCCACTCACCTTTTTCCACCCGTTCCAGGGCGTTGGCGTAGATGGCTTCTTCCTCGTCGCCTTCCGCGGTTTCGGTGGCCGTCTGGAGGGTGTCCAGGCGGGCGATATCCGACCCCTCCGCGGGAGCGCCCAGTTGCAGTCGGCTGATGCTCATGTTAGCCGCAATGTCGTCCAGGGCAGCAAGATGGTCGTCCCACTCCGCGTCTCCATAGGATGGGATGTGATCCAGGGCCAGGATTTTGCAGGCCGTGTTATAGGCGTTTGCCCAACGGAAGAGTGTCCGCCTCGACACATCCACATCCAGAATGGAGATGATGCCGTTGACGGATGTCTTGGCACGGGCTGACAGGGCGACGATACAGGCCCCGGCTTTCAGGGCGTTGGCGCATGCGGAGATTAGGTCACGCTTGGCTCCGGCCGCATAGTTCCGGATGGCGTCTTCTTCTTTGATTGCTACTTCTTTTTTGGTCATAATGTTTTAGTGTTTGAGTTCGTCAATGGCATCCGGCGTCAGGCCGGAGCGGCGGCATGCGCCGCGCAGGGTGAGCAGGGCTTGGCGCTCCCACTCCAGGATGGTGTCCTCATGGACGCCGCACCACGCAGCCAGTTGCCTGCACGTGAGCGGTCCCGTGAGGGGAAAGCCGAATTCACGATGCGCCCAGCGACGCACTACGGGCCGCCGCAACAGGCGCAGCAGGCAGACGGCGCGGAGTTCCGCGGGAAGGTTGGCAAATTCGGCGTCGGTCATTGATTTTAAGAATTACAGGGGGTAAATAATGAAATCGACGGTCGCAACCACCAAAAGGAAGGCAAGCGCAGCCAGGGCGATGCCGCCGATCAGGTACAGGCCCAGGGTTTTCAGCCTGCGCCAGATGACCGATGATTGCCCGTTGTCCTGTGCCTCTACAGCAAAGGGGGCATTTTCCCCGTTGGCGACATACAGGGCTGCGCGCTTTTCAGCGCGATCCCGGCGGGCGGAGGCTAGTTGAATGTCAGTCATGGCGATTAGGAGTGACTAGTTTCCCATTCCCGGTCGTTTTGTTTTGCGAGCTGGTCAGCAGCTTTTTCTATGGTTGTTTTGTTCATTTGATTGAATGGTTATTGGTGGAGGTGTAACGCCGGGATGGCAGGGCGTGGATGCGACGTAAGAGGGAGGCGCTTTTCCTTATGCCGTTAAGAACGAAATAAACTTGCATATAATGAACTCCCAGACATGGAGCTGCGGACCTATAAGACCATCCTTTTTCTTTTAGAGCCTCTCGTGCCTCCATAACCTCCGGTGAGTATTGACGGTTGATTCTATGTTGTAATCGCGTTAACATACACTTCGTGTAATACACAAAGTAGAAAATCGCAAGAAGAAAATGACACCCAGTGTAAATTTTAGAGAAATTCGAGAACGTGCAGGAATGACATTGTCTCAAGTTGCAGAATTGTCAGGCTATAGCGTAGCCGCAGTCAATGCTCTAGAACTAAGCGGAAAAGGAAGCAAAAGATTGAAAGATAAAATCTTATCTATTCTTTTGCAAAAAGAGGAAGAAGGAGACAAAACAGAAATACAACACTGGCGAGACAGAGCCTTACGAGCGGAAGAAAAACTATCTCAACTCAAATCTGCCATGCAGGGCTGGCTCAAAAAAATTTAAATAGGCTGTATGCGTGTATACAACAAAATTTCAATCTAGTTATTTATTATCAGCATATTATTATAGATTATTTTGTGACACGTGTCACAAACCTTGTATATTGTCATCCGGCATAATACTCCTTATGTTGGAGTTATGGTTAACAATATCGATTTTAAGAAGCTAAGGGAACAGACACATCTTACATTGTCTAATGTTGCGGAGTTATCCGGTCATAGCATCCCCTACATCGTTAAGTTAGAAAATGGGGAAAACGTTCCTGAACGTGTAAAAAATAAAGTGCTTTCTATATTATTACAAATGCAGGAAGATGGTCCTAATTCTGCAATTAAGATATGGAGAGATCGAGCTTTACAAGCAGAGCAGAAGCTTGCCCATCTCAAAGATGCCATGGTGGGGTGGGTGCGTAAGATTTAGTCTTGCTAACTAATCATCTTTGCCATATATAGAATATATGAAGAAATTTGGATGTTTACTTCTCATTATAGGAATTATGGGGCTAGGAGGAGCAATAATTCCGGCTCTTAAAAATAAGGAACAAAAAACATCTAACACAGTAGATAAACAACGATCGGAAGAATGTTCTGTGACCAAAGAAAAAAAGGAGCAACCAATAAGAAAGGAAGATCAATCTCAAGAACTTATTCATCATAATTCTGATAAGACAAAGTATAAACTAGGCTATGACGCTGGATATTTAGTTGGTAAAACGGCTGCGTCAGAAGGGCGTCCCATACGCGAATATGATGATTTATATCGTCATGGATATCTATTAGGTAATAAAGATAAAGATTTTGCACGAGGTTTCTATTACGGGTGGCGTACAGGATATCACCAGCGACTTGAGTACATGAAAGCGACGGGTGAAAAACCTAAACCATATGACCCATGGCAGTAATAAAATAATATACATTCTTCCAATCAGGCCGCGGCATCCGTGCTGCGGCCTTTTTCGTGCCATGATAGGGGTTCTTGAATACATAACATCAACCAATAACATGGAATAAAATGAATAACATAAACAAGGAAGAAGCTGCCGGAATTGTCACGCGCATCCTGATGGCTCTGAAAGTCCCAGGCAACTGGGCCAAGGTACTGGCCGGAGCCCTCGTTGGGGCGCTGGGCGCCTGGATGGGCCTGACGCAAACGTCCTGCACCTCCACGGCGCAGTCTGATCCTCCGGGCCGTGTTGGCATCAATATCCGGCAAGGGCAATACACCATCACCCGCGCCGGAAGGGAACTGGTCTGGAACAACGACACTCACACACTGACGTGGTCCCAGTCCCAGCCTGTAACGGATAATCCACCCGTCGTACAAGCCGACCTCACCAAGTAACCCAACCATTCCGGGCGGAGTAACGCCCGCCTGGAACATAGAAAGGACATATTACTATGAAAGTATGTATTGACATTGGACATTGTCCATCAGCACCCGGAGCGGAAAACCGGAATTACCATATCAGCGAGTACCGCTTTTGGAGCACGTATGCTCCGCGGCTTGCCAATTACCTGCGGGGATATGGACATGACGCGGTGATAGTCAACCGGGAAATGGACGGAGGCGGCACGGGCATGACTGCCTGTGTGCGGACCTGCAACGAGGCCAACGCCGACATCATTGTGGCCCTGCACGCCAACGCCTACAACGGCAAGGCATCCGGCACGGAAACCCTGTACTGGCACACGTCGCCGCGCGGCAAGCGTCTGGCCCAGTGCATCCAGACACAAATGGTCAAGGCCCTGGGATTGCCAGACCGGGGCATCAAGCCCATCACCGGGACAGAGCGCGGAGGCGCGCAGCTCCGTGGAACCGTAGCCCCCTGCGTCATTGTGGAGCCGTTTTTCATCGACAACGACAACGACTACGAAACAGCCTTGGAACAGGCTGCCAACCTATGCGGGGCAATTGCCGTCGGCATAGCCAACTATTGATGACCATGGAAAACAGTGAATTCTTGTGGCAAGGGCTGATGGTGTTGTCCATGGTTGGTAACGCCTTACAGGGCTGGGTACTCCTGAAATTCCATGGGAAGCCGCGTGGGGTCAAAGTGGAAGACCAGCCTGTGGAAGTCATCGAAGGCAAGCAGGCCGCTACGATGGACAACATCAAGGTGCTGCACCACCGTCTGGACGAACACGGCCGGAGGTTGGAAACTCTGGAAGCTGGCCGTGAAGCGGACAAGCGGAAAATCGTGGATGAAATCATTAAAATGAGAGAACAAAGCCACGCACAATTCGCCACCTTGACCCGCGCTATTGGCAGGCTGGAAGGCTCCCGCCTCCAGGACTAAGGACATCCTTGTTCCATCAGGCCGCGGCATCCGTGCCGCGGCCTTTGTTGTGTCAGGATAGCTGCATGACCGAAGCCCAAAAAGTACGTCAAATCATCCTGGAATACCTTGCCACGCAGGACGCGCTGCCGTCTGCCGCGGGGAAAATCGAAACGGAAATCCGTCTGGCCGGGTACGACCAGACGCAGGCCGCCGCGGAACTGGAAACCCTGGAAGCCCTGGGATATGTCCACCGCCTGCCCTCCGCATTCGGTTGCCGATGGATCATCCTGGACCGTGGAAAGGAGGCCCTCACTCATGGCTAAACGCACCGCCAGCGCGGCCATCAGCCGCATGCCTGCCAAGGTGCAGGATGCCGTCAGCCGATGCCTGGCCGACGGGGGAACGTGGCGTGATGTTGCTGCCTTGTGTGACGCCTCCGGCTATCCCGGCGTAACGCCGCAAAACGTCACTAACTACCGCAAGGGCGCACACCGGGAATGGCTGGCACGGCAAGAACGCCTTGCCCAAGCCCAGGCTGCTTACTCCTGGAAAATCGACCTGCTGAACAAATACAAGGAGGACGGCGGCCCGGCGGAAGCCGGGATCGCGGCGGCCATGGACATGCTGGAATCAGCCCTGGCGGAGATGGACGCCGAGGACATCAAGGGCCTGATTGCCGACAAGCCCGGCAAAATATTCGACCTCATGAAAATGCTGATCAACTTCCGCCGTGAGCTGGCCGACATTCGGCGGGAGGAACGCGAGGCCGCGGCGGCCGTGGAAGAAGGGAAGCCTGCCCAGGCCGGACTGACTGACGAAGACCTCGCCCGCATCGAAGAAGCCATGAACCTGCTTTGACCCATGAAATCCCGCATCATCAGACGCAAGGCGAAACTGCCGCGCAGCATGGTCTATCAGGCTGAATTCCTAGAGGACTCTGCCGACAACATTCTCGTGGAAAAGGGCCGCCAAATCGGCCTTTCGGAATACGCCGCCTTGAAGGCTGTCCGCTCCTGTGTGAAACGCGGGGCGCGGTGGGACTGGTGGGTGTGCAGCCGCGACCTGGGAGCGGCCAAGCAATTCATTGACGACTGCAAGAAATGGGCGGAAATTTATAACTTGGGAGCCGTTGCCCTGGGGGAAGAAATCATTGAAGGGGAGACGGTCTATACCATCACCTTTGCCACGGGCCGCACCATCCACGCCCTGTCCAGCAACGCGGACGTGCTGGCGGGCAAGCGCGGCAACGTCATCCTGGACGAATTTGCGCTCCACAAAGACCAGCAAAAACTGCTGAAGGTTTCCTCCGCTGTCACGCAGTGGGGCGGCCAGCGCATCATCATATCCACGCACCGCGGAAAGCAATCCGTCTTTGCTCTGATTGTCAATGACTGCATCAATAACGGCAATCCAATGGGGTGGAGCCACCACCGCATCACGATTGCGGACGCCGTGGACGCGGGTATTGTCGAGCGGATCAACGCCAAGACGGGTAAAAAAATGACCCGCGAAGCATTCATGAAATCCTGCCGCGCCAAATGCCTGACGGAATCTGATTACCTGGAAGAATACATGTGCGTGCCCCAGGACACGGCGGGCCAGCTCATCTCCTGGGACACCATCAACGCATGCACCAACGACCGCTACGCCTCTGCCGCGGGCAATCTGGCCGCAGAAGAAGGCCCCATCGGCGTGGGAGTGGACGTGGCACGCCAGAGCGACAAACACTGTTATATTGCTCTGAAAGAATGGCACGACCGTTATGTGGTCCGGCTGGTGTACTATCATGAGGACCACTCCTGGGAAAGCCGAGACAAAAAACTTGACGAAATCACCGGAACCGCGGGCGTCAAGCTGGTGGCCATCGACCAGACAGGCCTCGGCGACAAATACGTGGATGACGCCCGGAGGCGGCGCAACGGTCACAAAATTCGCGGCATCACCTTTAATAACACATCCAAGGAAGAATTGGCCTCCAACCTTGCCCGCGCCATGGAGGCCGGGAAAATCATCCTCCCCAATCATGACCTCCTCAAAGCCCATATTGCGGCCATTGAGAAGGGCTACACCAAGACGGGGCTGGTCTGCTACAACGCAGACCGGACGGACAGCGGCCACGCCGACCTCTTCTGGGCCTTGGCTTTGGCTCTGCACTCCCTGACGCTGAAAGCCGCCGAAGGGGTCTGGACCAGGGAAGCCCTGGACGGCGTGAGCATGGGCGGCTGCCGCGGAAAATACCGCCACCAACGAAGAACCTACACCCCTACAAGACGATGACCATCACACCTGAATTGAAACATGCCTCCGCGGTCCACGGCGGACCCCCTAAAAACGCGTTGTCCGCCAAGGACGGGGCAATGACCGTCAAGGAAATTCTGGCGCGCAAAAAAGCCTCCCAGCACCGAGGGTCGGTCTGGGACGGCATCGTGCTGCCCTCCGCCCGGTCAACCTGGCTCATGCCCTCTCTCTCCTGGGTTACTCCTGAATATGTGGAACGTGTTCTTACCGGGGCGCTCTCCGGGGAATCCCCGGAAGAGGAACACGCCTTGTACGAACTCATGATGCAGTCGTGGCCCCGCCTCGTCAAAAATGTGGTGGAGCTGAAAAACGCTGTCTGCGATCTGGTCTGGAACATCCAGAACCCGGAGAAGATGGACCTGCTCAACCATCTTGCGGAGCGGACCCGCGACGGCATGAAGGGCGACTACCGGGTAGACGGCCAGGGCTGGCGCGGCACGGTTGCCGGATTGCTGGACGGCTGGTTCACGGGTGTGACCGTCCGGGAAATCGACTGGGAAGTCCGGGGCTGCCGCCACATGCCCCAGGCATGGCTGCCGCGCCAGACGCGCCGTGTCCATCCCCGCTGGTACGGATGGACCGTGGAAACCGGGATGTTCGGCTTGCGATCCCCAGGAAGCGATACCCTGGGCAACATCCCGGAACATAAATTCCTGGTGGCAATCAACAATGTCGGCCTGGGCCATCCCAGCGGCGGAGCGTTGCTGCGATCCCTGGCGTGGTTCTGGTGTTGTGCCAACTTCAGCCGCGACTGGCTGTTGAGCTTTGCCCAGTTGTTTGGCCAGCCCATGCGCTGGGCGACCTACGACCCCAGCGACCCCAGCATCAAGGACCGTCTGGAAGAAATGATGGATCTGATGGGGAGCGCGGCCTGGGCGGTCGTACCCCAGGGGGCCAATGTCGAGCTTAAGGAAGCGGGCAATAAGGGAACGGACAACCCGCAGCGCCAGTTGATTGACCTCGCGGACACGGCCTGCGATCTGCTGATCCTGGGCCAGACATTGACCTCGTCTCCGGGCGAAGCCGGGAGCCGCGCCCTGGGGGAAGTACACTACAACGTCCGCAGCGACATTATCAACGCCGCAGCCGCCTGGGTTGCGGAAATCTTCAACGAGCAACTGCTCCCCTCCGTCTATGCACTTAATACCGGGGATGCCGGGGAGGACTCCGTTTATCCTTACTACGCCCCAGGCAGCAAGACGACGAGCAATCCGGATGGAGTGGCAGCCCGTGTGAAAACATTGCTGGAGGCGGGCATACCGCTGAAAAAGGACTGGGTGCATGAAGTCACCGAAACACCGCAACCGGGGCCTGATGATGAAGTTTATACACGGCCTGACCCCGTCATGAGCGGGGCCATGATGGCCAAGGCGCTGGACCGCATGCCAGCCCAGGCACGGGAATACTACATGGGGAAACTGCAAGAAGCCGCCAATGAGTGATTCACAAATAAACCACCTGCAGCACCGCGTGCGCCAGCAACTGCTCTCCGTGCTGGACAACTGGCTGGGCAACGCCAGGACGGAACTTGAAAAGCTCACCAGGGCGGCGGCGGACGAAGCCGTCAGCGACGAGGACTTCCGCCGCCTCTTGGAAGATTTTGCCTCCGATCCCCTCCGGCTGGTGAAACTAATGGACCCGTCCGCCCTGGCCAGCGCCCTGGAGGATGCCATGGGCACGGCCATGGCCGTGGGGAAAACGGACGTGGAACGGCAATACAGAAAAACCATATGAGCCTCAACCTCCGACTGGTCCAGGATGACGTCACCCCGGACCTCATGCGCCTGCTGCGTAGCGTTCCGACCGTCCGCAAGATTGCGGGCATGGCCATGCGTAACGCCCTGATTAGTCATTTCCGCGGCAAGAACGCCACGCCCAACCGCCTGGGCGGAACCCGCACCAACTTCTGGCTGGCGGTGGCGAACGCTTGCAGCGCGCCGATCGCCACGGGCGGCAAGGTGGTGGTGAGCATCCGGCATCCCCATGTGGCCACCCACGTGTACGGCGCGACCATCACCCCCAAAAAGGCCCGGATGCTGGCCATCCCGGTGGCGCCGGAAGGCCACGGAAAAAGCCCGCGCTCCATCAGCGGCCTGCGCTGTGTCTTTGACGGCCGCCGCCCGGTGGCGCTGGCCCTGGAGGGCAAGACTATCTACATCTTGAAAAAGTCCCAGCACATCCCCAGGGACCCGGATGCCCTGCCGCCGGACAGCAAGGTAAGTGCCGCCGTCGGCCGGGCGGTGGGCATTTGGCTGGACCGCCAAAAGGGTGCATCTTGAGCAATCAGGCCGCGGCGTCCGTGCCGCGGCCCGTGGTGGTTCAGGGT